TTAATTGAGTTGTGTGGCCAACCATTTTGTTGTAGCAAACTTCTTGTTCTGCGGTTAATGTTAATTGATTCCAGATGTGCATCCAGTCACCATATTGGCGGTCAATTCTTTGTCCACCAATTTCTACTTCAACAACTGAAACTAATTGTTCTCCAGGGTAATCTAACCATCTGGCATATACGTTATCGGTATCACCGGCATGGCCTTGGTTAATTTCTGGTAAAGTTACTTGTAAATAGGTTCTGTAAGCTAAATCACCATTACGTGAAATGGTGCATGTAACACGGCGTCCAAAATCAGCTTGTCCATTAAATGTTTGTTCAATAGCTTCCATAGAAAAGTTAGTGTGGCGTCTGTAAACTACTTTGAAGAAAGTAATTTGTGGATTTCCAGTAAGATAGATGTCTTGTGCCCCGTAGGCAACTAATTGCATTAATCCTCCTCCCATATTTTTTTATAATTATAACAAAGAAAAAAATTTTGTGAAAACGCAGA